CGAAACAGGAAAAGACGGTTAGGATCGGCTAGGAGTTTTTTTCTGCGTCTTTCTCCGAATCGTCAGCCAGTCCCGAGATAGCAATCACCGCATCAGCAATGTCTGAAAAAGCCTTACCCGGTAAGTCCAGGATATCTTTGATTTCCTTGTCTCGGAATTCAGCGCAACCCATCTTGATAGCGTTGGCCTGTATCTCAACCGGATCCAGTTCATCTTTGTAAAACTTAAACATGGACTGCCGTTGTCGGGCGCTCATTTCAAAGACGGTAAAGTCCTCGCCGTTGATGGTAATTACTTTTGATTGAAAGTCCATTAAGCCACCGTAATATCGCCGGAGATTTTCAGCGTAAAGGCGATCATGTTTGCGTCATCAAAAGACGGGGTAATTGTCCACGACAGGCAAACGGCTGAAAATGTATAGGTCACAGTCAAATTAGGACTGGTCAGCTCATTGGTAACGGTTAACTGGAAAGAGCTGGTTAACCCGCTGTCAACATCGGATACCAGATCGTCCTGCTTGTTGCTGGCCGTATGGACACGGACGCATTCAATCGTGACCTCTGACCCATCTGCTAACCCCGCAATATACTCGCGTGCAGCCGAATCAAAGCTGGTCGTGTCGATTAACGGGTTGGTTTTACCCAGCCCAGAAAGGCTTTTTACTTCCTCAATCGTTTGGTAAGCGTTCGGTGAAACAGAGATGTTTAATCGTTTGAAGGTCAAGCCTCCGGTGAATCCTGCGGTCATGGTTTATACCTCTTTATGCCAAATAGAAAAAACTTGTGTTTGCCGATAGGCTTCCACTTCGTCCTCGTAAACAGAGATGGGGCCTGATACCAACGTGACACGTGTCACGCTGATGCTCCCCATTGCCCCTGAATGATTTTTTAACGCCGTTCTGATTGCGTCATTTAATGCCGTAACGCTTGCATAGGTTTTTGCCCATGCGTCCAGCATATAGAAAGATTGTGTTAGCCCGTTTTGTCCGTCGAAACTTTCAATTAGATCGTGGCTCTCTTCCCGGTAAGTCACGGCTGGGAAGGTCGGTTTCTGCGGTAAAATAATCGGGTAAATGCGAGTCGATGCTAATGTGGTAATAGACGATTGCGCTCTTAGAAAAGTATTAAGGCTGGCTGATATCATAATACTTTTACCCGTTTTTTAAGCTGCTTTATAAATTCAGACTCTATCTGTGGTCGGTTGCGGTAAAACCTGTCAGCAAACCAACGTCTGGCCTTAATATGTTTCGTACCTCTGTCCAGAAACTGGACTCCATAAAAGGCTTCGGCATTTGCGCCTATCGTTACGACGACTTTGCCCTGTCCTTTGTAAGTGCGGGTTCTTTTTTTAAGACCCCGCTTCAAAAAACCAGGAGCCACTAATCGGCCTTTATAGGTTCTATGTGCTTTTTTGCCGACCGGAGCGGCGGCTTTAATCTCTCGATGGGTCTTTGTCATAGCGCCCGAGGCGGCTTGTCTTAATGTCTTAATGCCTAAATCTTTTCCCAACTTTTCAAGCTTCTTACCAAGTTCGTTAAGTCCCTCGATTTTTGCCATAAATATGTATTTCTCGGTTTTCGTGGTTGTAATTAACAATCGCCTCGATATCGTAATATTTAGATTCAAAGTTCACGCGCATATCTTCGGTAACCGCCTTAGTTAAGCTGTCATAACGAACGGTAAATTTAACCGGGTATTCGTTCTGCTCCTGGTAACCGTTAAAGGATTCTTTTCCTATCGATGCATCAACTTGTGCCCAGCGTGCCACGTAAGTAGCAAAGGACTCGATAGGCTCGCCATAACTATCATCCGTTAAAGTTGGTCTTTCGATAATAATCCGTCTGTTGTGTTTTCTAGAGCGCAATGTTATCCACCTTATGATGGAGTAAAGTCGCCTCTAAAGCATTGTCTAATGCAGCCCCATAAGCAGCCGTGGTCATGTCGTACATTTTTTCAATGTATAGTTTCATGGCCCGCTTGAAAATGCCGGGCACATCGTCTGCATCACCGTAACCGGCCACGTAGGTAATCGTGACCGCATCAATATCGTTATAAGTATCGGGGTAAGTCCCGGTGGCAGACTGGACAATGCGCCCCGGATGGGATGATGTGTCTACGGTATAATTAGCGGCTCCTAATGTCTGTGATGCGTCATCGGTATCCTGATAGCTGATGCTGGTTACTGACTGCAGTGGAGGACGCGGGACTTTTATATTTAAACTCAAATCATCCATTTTTAGCTCGTATGTCTGAGTAATTAGCGCACGGCCTGTCACGCCCTCCACATAATCCCGCGCTTCTTTAATCAGGTTACTTAATTCTGCGTCCGAGTCATTACCGTCAATACGTAAATGATCTTTGACTTCCTCCACAGTGAGGGGCTCGCTGGTTGGATCGACCGTACGGGTTAACGACATTTCAAGTGCTCCCAGGCTTCGCCTGACTGGATTTCGGTATAGTGCCAGTCAGCGTAGGGTAATAGTTCAAGCCAATTTGGTTGGCTCATAATGTTTTGAGGGCTTTTACAAACAACCTCTAATCCTTCCAGCCCTGCTGTCACTAGTGCTGTTGTGTTATATCCGATAGCGATAGCATGTCGGCGTAAAGCGTCATGTAACCTGTCTCGGGGTTTCTCTCGCGATGGATGTAAACGGACTTCATCAGCCGGTTCAACTGGTCCTCCGTAATCTGCGAGGAACAGGCTCCCGCCTTGAGTGCGTCGAGCTTTGGGAGTAGGCGGCTCACGTCCAACGCCAGGCTTAAAGTCTCGTCCACCATCTTGATTCATCCATCCTATTGATACGTGTTCGGGATCGCCGCGATAATAACAGCGGTCGATGAGTATAACGCGGGGGTGATTAAGCCAGTGCTGTTTGGCGTAATTGGGGCCGATTACAACATGAATATCAGCCTGCTCGGTGCGTGATTCGGTGATTCTGGAACGAAAGCCGTGCTTTAATAACCCTGCCTTGCAATATTCGGCGTAGTCTCGTTGATGAGCGTATTTAGGGTTTGTGTGTATGGCAATATCCACGGGTCGGTTACTTCGTGCGGATCTGGTAAGCCGTGGAAACACATAACGCGCAACCAATCAGGAATGCCATCACGACAATGGTACTTATAACTACCAACATGCGGAATACGCTCCCAGTTATTCTCAAGCAATTCCCAAAGATATTCTTGATCGCCCCATAACCGTTTACTGTCCATAGCATAGTTGAATTTCTCAATCGGTTCATGCCAGTTACCTTGCCATGCCATTACAGATGATTGTATTCCGCCATGTCCTGATTGTGCCCAGTTAGCCGGTGCGGCAAATTGATATTCTGTATAAGGCACTAGATAATTCAGATTCCCCGTAATCACAGTATCTAGATCAAAGTAAAGACTCGGGCCGGTCGCGGTGCGTGGGGCAAATAAATTAAGCTTTGACCACCAGCTCTGATAAGGCGCAAAAGGGAGTCGGGTTTTAATGCCGGGGAGTTTTTCAGTCGTAATACATCTAAATTCATGCTCAACAGTTAAGTTTTTTTCAACTGCTTCTTTTAATGCGTACACATAAGCCGGGTTATATTTGGTTCCGACACACACTGACCAAACGGTTAACATGAGAATATCACGTCTCGGTGTATTCCTTCTATCGCGCGATAACCTAACCGTTCGATGAAATGCCGGGCTTCATAGTAACTCCGCTTTAACTGGGGGAGGGGTTTTTCTTCCAATACAATAATCGGGCGATGTTTTTTTATAGTTTGTTCTGCGCCTTGCAAAGCTTCCAACTCATGGCCTTCCACGTCAAGCTGGATTAAATCACATTGATCTAGATCAAGTGCATCAATCATTGCCGCTTGTACATCGCCGCCCTCTCCGAGTTGAAAATAGGCCGCGCCGCAATTATTCAGCTCTGAGGCATCAAACGCCATTGTGCCCAATCCCTCCTCATTCGATAACGCGCACGGATAGACGGTAATATTATTAATGGTAATAATGTTCCTTAGCAAACATTCCATATTTTCATGCAAAGGCTCAAAGGTAATCACTTCATCAAATAACATGGCATAGCGCATCGGCCAAACCCCGCAAGCACCGCCTGCCTGTATACACATCCCGGTAACACCGACATAAGGCATAATCAATTCTATATCAGCCACTTGATCGAAGACTTGCAG